TTTTTGTACGTAAATTCGATTCTGAGGCTGTTCCGTTCCGTTCATAATAAGGAAACCGACTCAATGGGGGAAGTGGGGGCATCGTCCCAACAACTGGAGCAGATTGCAACGGCTAGTCTGATTCCATACGCACGCAACAGCCGAACGCACAGCGATGAGCAGGTCGCCCAGATCATGGCGAGCATCCGAGAGTTCGGATTCACGAATCCCGTGCTGATCGACAATGATGGCGGCATCATTGCCGGCCACGGTCGAGTGCTCGCCGCCACGCGAATGGAACTGGATCACGTCCCCTGTATCCGCCTGTCGCACCTCACCGAAGCACAGACGCGGGCGTACGTTATCGCCGATAATAAGTTGGCACTCAATGCGGGATGGGACTCCGAGTTGCTGGCGAACGAGCTCACGGACCTGCACACCGACGAGTTCGACCTCGGGTTGCTGGGATTCGATCCTGACGAACTCGCTGACATGCTGGATCTGCCGCAGGAAGATGTGGCACCGCCTGACGACTTCAAGGAGGTGGACGAGAACATCGAGACTGAGCACGAATGCCCGAAGTGCGGCTACAAGTGGAGCGGCGGAACGTGAGGGTGTTCCGCGATAAACGGGGGGGGGGGTTCGGTCGCGAACTTGACGTAACCAACATTCCGTGCTGTGCAGTTCTCGCGGGCACGGTCGGAAAGGCAATGAATTCATTGCCCAGCAGAAAAAACAAAAATGGAAGAAAATGACCAGCCATCCCGGTCTGACCTGCGAATGATCGAGCAGGCGGTGCGGCATAAGTGGGACATCCCGGAAGACATGATGAGCTTCCTTCCTCGCCGAATGCTGCGGATTGCGGCGAAAAGCACGAGCGAGCGGAACGTGATCGCAGCTACGCGGGTGCTGGCGATGCTGGTGAAACACAACAAGCCGCCGGAGGCGTCGTTGCACTTACACCAGCACGGGCGAGCGGCAGAGATCCAGGCACAACCGGAGGGCATGACACTTGAGCAACGACGAGCCGACAACGCTGGCCGACTTGATCGCATTAAACGACTTGGTCGAATCGGATGAGGACGCGGAGTACATCACCAGACAAATCGAGGCCATTGAGCGAGCAGACACAGAGACGGCACGACAGAAACAGACGCTGGAAATTCTGACACAACAGGCTGCGGCTTATCTCGTTTCGATATCGACGAAACACCTGCGAGATCAGGGGGCGGCACGCAACATCGACGGAACGTACAACGGCAGGGATCTGGTGGAATGGCTGGTCGGCCGAAAGATCGACGAGGCCCGCAAGGACTGGGAACGGAAGTCAGACAAGATCGACACAGCCAGGGAACGACAGGAAGACGCGCGGGCCGACAAGTTGGAGATTGAGGCGTTAATGGCACAAGGGAAGTCAATCGCAAAAGAAGAAGTAGAGCACGACTTGAGTATTGCGATGTCGCGAATCACCAACGGTCTCGATACGGTTCCGATGCTCGTGGCTAATCTCTGCCCGGCAGACGTGAAGGCCACTGTGAAGGAACAGGCTGAAGATTTAGTGCGACGCATTCAAAGAGAAATGGCGGCTTCGTTCTCATGAGTTTTGTTTTTGACATCATCGCCCGATCACTACAGCCAGCGGACGACGAACCCGCTGCGGAATGGTTGCGGCAGTGTTTCTTCACCGATAAGGGCACGGCGTTCTCCGAAGCTGTATGCCCGTGGGTCACTGCACCGCAAGGCCCGTGTTGGGCGTACGATAATCTAAAGTTTCGTACGTTGTGGCTGCAATGGGCAGCACGCATGTTTAAGACTAACTTCGGGCTGGCGATGCTTCTGCGGTCGATGGACCAACGACCGGAGGAAACAATGTTTGCCACGCCAGACGAGGGCAACTGTAAAACAGTATTCGCCCGCACATGGAAAATGATCGAGCACAACCCGCGACTGCGCGAACAGGCACCGCCAGCCGTACGGCAAAACAAGACGGTCATAAAGCTCCGACGTTCAACCTGCCACGGTGCGTGGCCTCGCGGGAAGTCGCGGCTGGCTGACAAGTCAATTCGCGTGGCTCACGGCAACGAGATTGATAAATGGGTGGCGGAATCGACAGCAACGGAAGGCGATCCAATTGCACGATTCCGGAAACGTGGCGCAGAGTATCCAGACCGCAAGTTTGTAATGGAATCCACGCCAGCGATCCGGGGCCGCAGTGCTGTTGAGAACGGCCGGCAGCAATCCACAGATCACCGCTACTACGTGCCCTGCCCGCACTGTAACAAGTTTCAGAGGATTGAATTCGGCGACGGCAGCGGACCGGGAATGATCCACTACGAGACGCCGGACGACGGCACCATTGACCGCGACTTGGCACGCCACACCGCACACTATATTTGCCTGCATTGCTCAGGTCGAGTTGATGACATCCACCGACCGTGGATGATGGCACGCGGCGTGTGGGTTCCGGCTGGCTGCACAGTCGATCACGACAAGGCGATGACGGCTCGGGACCTGCCACCCGATGACATGACGTGGCTACGCGGCGAACCTGCCCGATGGGGTGCAGATTACGGCAGTCAGTTGTCAGTGTTCTATGCCTTGTTTCACGGGTGGGGCGACATAGCGTCAGACTTTCTTGAGAAGTGCCGCAAGCCTCGGCTACTGCAACAATGGATAAACGAAGACAAGGGCGAGACGTGGGAGATTCGGCGAACGAAGACGACGCCCGAGAAGGTTGGCGAGCGGCTGAGAACCACGATTCCGCGCGGGGTCGTGCCTGAATGGGGGCGGTTCCTCACTGTCACGATCGACCAGCAGCGGAAAGATGGCGGGTTCCGCGTGTGGGCCGTCATGGCTCACGGTGCGGAGTTTCAGTCGCATGTTGTCGAAAGGGGTGTATCACGGACGCTCAGCGACGTTTGGCGGGCCATCTGGCAATCGGACGGCACTGGCGACACTAAGGGCGGGCGTGTGTTATTTCCACATGCAGACGGCGGGAACCCGATGCCGGTTGTGATCGGCACAGCGGACTCCGGGTGGGACACGAAGGCGACCTACGAATTCTGCAACGCACATCCGGGACTGCTGGCATGTAAGGGATCGAGTACGGACCTGTCCGGGATGCCGTACCGCATGAATGAAGTAATAAAAGGCGAACATCAGGGCCAATGGCTGTTTCACGTCAATACCGACTTCTGGGAAACTGACCTACAGTCGCGGCTTGAGGATCGCACGCCAGGCGAACCAGAATCGTTGTCGCTGTTCGCTGGGGCTGAGCGTGATATGGTATTCCTGACGCAGCTATGCAACGGCGTGATTCATGACCGCGTAGACAACCGGGGCAACGCGAAGCTACTGTGGGTCAAGAAGGACGGCGAGGGATCAGAAAATGATGATCGCGACGTTGTGAAATATGCAATCGCCCTCGCGAAGGCTTACGTTGACGAAAACGACATGCCGCAGCGAGCGGCAATTAAGACGACGGCACAGCCCGACAGGGCACCAATAGCGACACCACATAACCAACCGTTTTTTATAGGGAATAGATGACATGGCAAAAACAGCGAGTCCGATGCGACAGGCTCAATCGCAGGCACAACGACCAGTGAAACCCGTGGGCAATCTAATGGTGGATCTTGGCGTTCCTTCGTTGGTTGAACTTGACGGCCTCGGATATCTTCCATCGCGGCCAGAGGTAATGTTGACGCCGAAAGCACAAGAGGCAGTGAAGCGGTTGTCGCTTACGCTGGAGCATAAAAACGTGAAGCTGTCGGACGGCACACAAGTAAGGAATAGCGTTCAAAAGACAATCACATGGCTCTGCGAACGGCTGGCCGATTCGCTTAACGTAAAAACGTGATTCTGGATTTCAGGCTTATTCGCCAGAAGGTGATGACTTGCGATTGATCACGCCTCAGAATTGCCGTTATGGCAATCACCAGTGCATCAACACAGGCCCAGATTGTGGGCCAGTACCTCGACAACGTTGGCTACGACCACAGCGCTTCGGTAGCGTCGTGCAAGTTGTTTATTCAAGCCTGCCGTGCGTTGTTGATCATGCATCCCGCCGACTGGATGCACAGCGGCCACCGCACGACGTTCAATCCGGACTTGTGGGCACAACAGCAATCAGCGGCTGAAGCATGGCTGAACGCCAACGACACCACCGCCGGAACGAACAGCGTTAAACATCTCTCATTCGGGGCCTTCCGATGAGAAAAGCACAGACACCACCGCTGCACGACATCAAAGCGGACTATGAGATATCCAAGCGCAACGGGCGATTTCGCCGCACACGAAAAGGCGTTGCAGGCGTCGGCACGACTGGCGACTTTCACTTCCGTAACGAATCAGAATGGCTGTATTCCATCGAGTACGCCCGCGACCTTGACCGCAACGATTCCGTAGCGGGCATGATTGTTGACCGGCTGATCGATAACATTCTGCAGGACGTTGGCATTCGTCCCGATCCTTGCACGGGTGACGAGAACGCTGACGCCTTCTTGAAACAACGTTGGAAAGAATGGTCAGAAGACGAGGACCAATGCGACCTCGCTGGCGAAATGACGTTTGCGGAAATGGAGCGGGCGGTTCTGCGGGGTACGCTCGTCGACGGCGATATTCTGCCAGTGGCGAACGACGCCGGCACGCTGGAAATCATGGAGGCTCACCGTTGCCGCACGCCGTCGAACACAAAGCGAAACGTTGTTTACGGTGTCGAACTCGACGAGCACAGAAAACGTCTGCGGTATCTGTTCACGCGGGATGAGCTTGACCCACGGCGGGCACTTCGGAAAGTCTCTGACACAGTCCCGGTCGATGCTCGTGATTCAGGCGGAAACCGTCAAGTGTTTCACGTCTTCGATCCGAGCCGGGTTTCACAAACTCGAGGCATGAGTGCATTTCGTCGCGTGGCTGACACGATCGGGATGCACGACGACATTGAATTTGCCGAACTTGTGCGGCATCAGATCGCCAGTTGCTTCGCTGTGTTCCGAAAGAAAGCAAAAGCATCGCCGCTCGGCGGCGGGCAGTACGGACCACGCACGACAGAAACAACCGGAAGCTATTCGAGGACGCTGGAAAATATCGGCCCCGGGATGGAGATTGACGGGGAGCCGGGCGAAGAACTCACCGGATTTTCACCGAACACGCCGGGCAGTGATTACCTGAATCACATCACGAAGGTGTTGAAAACGGTTTGTGCGAACCTTGGCATCCCGTTTCAGGCCGTGTTTCTTGATCCGAGTCAAACGAACTTCAGCGGATGGCGTGGGGCGCTGGATCAGGCACGCATGGGATATCGCAGGGTCCAGACGTGGTTGATTCGAAAGTTTCACCGCCGCGTGTATCTGTGGAAAGTCCGGACATGGTTGGCTGAGTCGTCAGAATTGCAGGCGTGGCACAACCAGGACGGAGTGGATGTCTTCAATCACAAATGGTCGCGGCCTTCGTGGGAATACGTTCAGCCGTTACAGGATGCAGCCGCCGATGTCACGAAGGTGAAAAGCGGAATCACAACGCTGCGAAAAGTGCATTCCAGCCGAGGCGATGACTTCGACGAAGTGATTGTCGAAGGCGTCAGCGACAACGCGAAATGGTATCGGCTGTGCAGGGATGCTGCGCGAGAGATCAACGCCGAAGCGGAAGACGAATCGGAGCAGGTTTCGTGGCGTGAACTACTCGCCATGCCATTACATGATAACGTGAAAATGACGCTTGATATGTCGTCACAGGAGGCAGAATCCAATGCAATTGCATAGCGTCAAGTTGGACAACTACGGCGGATTCTGGTGCGTGGAACCGGTCCACTTCAACCAGATCGTGCAACGGGTCAACTCGATGGATCTGGCGGCGCATGTATCCGCACAAACACCGCAGGCGTTCGACGCGGCGGCACAGAGCTTCGAATCGACAGGCGGTGGCACGGTCGCAGTAATTGACATTCAGGGCACGATGACAAAAGCGGGGTCCAGCATCGGCGGCGGCAGTACGATACAGGCTCGGCACGCCATCAGGCAGGCTGAAGAAAATCAAACGGTTCAATCGATTATTCTGCGGATTGATTCGCCAGGCGGCTCAGTCGCTGGCACATCTGACCTGGCGGCAGAAGTCGCTCGCACCACAAAGCCTACGGTCGCGTTCGTTGAAGACCTCTGCGCGTCGGCCGCGATGTGGGTGGCGGCACAATGTGACTCAGTCTTTGCGAATTCAGCCACAGCGAAGATCGGCTCTATCGGGACGTTTATGGCGTTGTACGATATTAGCGGAGCGCTCGAAAACGAAGACGTTAGAACCGTCGTCGTAAAGGCTGGCGAATTCAAGGGCGGCGGATTTCCGGGAATGGAAATCAGTGACGAACAGATTGCGGAATGGCAGAAAGTCATTGACGCAACACAGGAACAATTCACGGCAGCGATTGCCGAGGGTCGCGGCATGAGCATCGAGCAGGCTCGCGACCTGAACACCGGTCTCGTTTACATGGCCGCTGAAGCACTCAATCGAAATCTTATCGACGGCATCAAAACCTTTGGCGAAGTCGTCGAAGAATTGCGAAGCCAAACCACAGTGAAAGGACCAGTCGCCATGAGCGATATCCAAGCGCCGCAGGCGGCAACTTTTAAGGAGTTGGTTGAAGCCTGTCCAGGGATTGACGCGAAGGCACCTGCTGACGCGGTATTTCTTACTGAGTGTCAGGGGGCGGAAATGACAGCCGCTGATACGACAGCTTTATATTGTTCCACGCTCCGCGACCGACTGGCAGCGAGCGAGGCGGCAAATAGCACGCTCGCGGAAGAAGTCGCGGAACTGAAAGCTGCAACTCCACGGCCGACGGGCGTCAGTGCTATCGGGACCAGTCCGGCGAATGAGTCGAGCAAGTCCGATGATGCTCAGGCAGACTTTCTGCGGGAAGTTCGCAAGGAGCAGGAATTCGGCAAGTCACGAGCAGAAGCCGTCAAGACAGTAAACCGCAAGCACCCGGAACTCCGCGAAGCTCTTGTTGCATCTGCGAACTGAAGCGGCTGGCATCAATCTTCAATCACTCAGACACAAACAATAAAGGAAAGTAATCATGGCGGAAATGAACGCTACCGGATGCAAAGCATTCACAACTTCGGCGGCTGTTATTCAGCACGCCCGCGTAAAGCTGGAAGCTGCGGGTACTGTTGTCACGGCAGGCCTGGCGGAAAAAGAAATAGGCACCGCGACGCGAGCGGCGTTCGCGAGCGGCGACGTCATCGACGTACAACTGACATCGGCGGCAGGGACGTGCAAGATGGTCGCCGTCGAGGCACTCGCCGTTGCGGCTCCGGTTTACACTGAGGCTGCCGGTAAAGTCCAGGACACTGCACAGGCCACTGCGTTTTTGGTGGGCACTGCACTGACAGCCGCTGCGGCTGACGGTGACATCATTGAGGTACTTCGCAATTCTCACGGAGACACCGCAGCCTCGTAATTCGTTTACACCGAACCGCGTCTGTAAGTCACCACAACAACAAAAGGAGTCGGCGAAATGCCATCACCAACAAGCGCACTTTCAACCCAACGTCCTGACTTGGCAGCAAGTCTGGAAGAGTTCGATTTAATGATGGACGCGGAAGGGTTCATCGGTCACCGCGTATTGCCTGTCACGCCTGTGGCATCGCAGGCGGGAAGTTTCGGAAAAATCCCGATTGAGCAACTATTACAAAACCGGGAAACGTCCCGTGCGGCTGGCAGTGGTTACAATCGGGGGAACTGGGAATTTGAGCCAGCGACTTATGCCACGGAAGAACATGGATTGGAAGAACCGGTCGACGACCGCGAAGCCGCTATGTACGCGAATTACTTCGACGCTGAAGTGATTTCGACGATGAGGGCACGCAGGGGAATCATGGAAGCACAGGAAAAACGGGTCGCGGCCCAGATTTTCAACGCCACCACGTACACTGCGACGACGATCACGCACGAATGGGATGACGCGACAAACGCCGTTCCAATCACCGACGTGGAAGCGAAGGTTCAGGCACTGTACGATGCGTCAGGACTGTGGCCGAATTGCATGATTGTCAACCGAAAGGTGTTCCGCAATCTCCGCAACGTGGCTCAAATTGTCGATCGCCTGAAGTATCAGGGGTTCGTTGATGTTCGTGCCGAGACAATCACAGCTTCGGCGTTGGCTCAGGTGTTTGACATTCAGCACCTGCTGGTTGCAGGCGGAACGAAAAACACAGGCAACGAAGGGGCAGCGGCTTCAATCAGTCCGATCTGGTCTGATGAGTACTGCTGGATCGGACGAATCGCCACGACGGCGGACTTCCGCGAGCCTTGTGCGGGCAGGATATTCAACTGGACCGGTGACGGTTCAGATGAGGATGGACTGGTCGAAACGTACCGTGATGAAGCCGTGCGTGCTGATGTGGTGCGCGTTCGTCACGATGTGGATGAAGTGCAGCTACACACAACCTGCAACGGAATCTTCGACAACGTGACGACATGAGCAGTGCGTTCGGTGACCGCGTGGCCGTTGTTGGCTCACCGTTGGGGATTCGCTTCAACGGTGAGACAATCCTGCGATACGCTGGCGGCCCGAAAGGGGCGGCCAGCAGCGCAACGGCTATCGTTACGTGGCTACCAGAACAGAACGCAAATGGCCGGGACAGGGCAACACGTCGGACGGGTGAACTACTACTGGAAGAGTCAGCAACTGTGAGCTACTCCGACGTGTTCAAAATTAACGGTGATCTGGTCAGCGTCACGAAGATCGGGCCAAACCACAACGGGTTCAAGGCTGTCGACGTAACAATGATCATTCCAGAAACTAAGGGCGGCGAACCGCTCCGGACGGGCGGGCTGTAATGGCGGCACTGGACATCACAGGGGCTGTCGAGAACGTCAAAAACATGCTCGGCGGTTTGCAGGCATGGCACGACATCTGTGGCGTTGATAATCAGGTCGCGGCGAAAAAGCGAATTTACAAAGGCGGGAAGGAAGAAGAAGCGGACTGCACATTGTGCCCGTGCATAATTCTTGACGCTCGCCCTATGTCGACGAACTGGATAGCGAATCGGTCGCGTGGAGAACTGGCCGTTGAAATCAGAATAGAACTGGAGATCCCCGACGACAAAACGGGGACACATGAGGAGCAGTGGGTATGGATGCACGAACAGACGGCAGCGATGCTGGCGGGTATCAACGCCAACGTGCAAAGCGGTTCGCAATTGATGCTGAGAAGTTTAGCTATGACACTTCCGCCGGGGGCGATTGATCCTGACGACAACCACGGGCGCATTGAGTGGGGCACGATACTGGAAGCAACTATGGACTTCATCTGATGTACGGGATCGAGATTCAAATTGAGCGGGCACAATTGACGCCGCGAAAGCACGGGCAATTGATGAAGGAGATCAATCGGCGCGTGATGGACCGCCACGTGACGCATCGCCTGCCGAATCACTTTGAGGAATCAGCACACAGCGAATACGGAGCGCGCCCGAGGTCTGCAAAGTACAACAAAGCGAAAATGCGGAAGTATGAGCACAAAAAGCCAAACGTGTTTTCCGGGCATTTACAACAGTCAATCAGAACGTCGATAACGGCAACGCAGTACGGGGCGAAACTGACAATCAAAGCCAGCTACAACCCGAAGAAGAAAAAGCAATCGAGAATGGCGGACTGGCAGAAGCGGGAAATCGCTGTCATGTCAAACGATGAATTGAAGCAGGAACAACAGCGGCAGGCGTCCGAGTACAAACGCGGAGCCACGTCAGACAAGTACCGGCGAAAACGAAAACGAAGGGTTAAGTAATGTCAAACATCTGGGTTCTCGCGGACGCCATACTCGGCAGCACAACCGTCAAGCAGATCACGCAATCTGATTTCAGTAGCAATCAGGAACACCGCAAGGGCATGGAGTCAGGCGGAAACGCAATCTCACTGGTGAGCGGCAAGTCGCAAGCGGACGTGACGTCATTTACCACGGCCGACTTGGCGACACTGCTCGCAGTCGGGACAAACACTTACTGCTCGGCAGGCGTGTCGCTACTTTCCAGCACGATCACATTCCCCAAGAAGTTCCGATCTGCCGGTGCAAGTTTTAAGGCACTGTCGACCAATCACGCCAATATCACGGGCAGCAACGCACTGATCGTGCCGACATCGATCGAGGCGAGCCAGGACGGAGACTTTGCGACGATGTCCAGTGAGTGCCATTGGCTGTCGGCTGACGGATTTGCCGATGCCGTTTCAGATACGGCGTCCTACACGCTGGTTGCACAAACATACAACAGAGAATTTGCGCTGGGTCCGGTCACGATCAACGGCTCGGCAGTTCCGGGCGTGCAGTCAATCCGTATTACGCCGGGCCTTGAAGTTGTGAAGCCGCCGACTGGGAAGGGCGCAGTGTTTCCGGTATTTGCGAGCATCAAGAGCATCACGCCGACAATGGAAATCACAGTAAACGATTTCGCGGCGGTTGCCGGTACTGTTGGTAATTTCACTGCAATGACTGCGGCAGTTGTGTACTTGCGACGCCGGGCGGATAGCGGCGAATACACTGGCGGCAGTACGGACATCAGCTTGACCTTCGCGGCTGGACTCGCTGACACCAACAACATCAGCGCGAGCGGCAACGACGACGGCAGCGCCACGATTACGCTGCATGGAAAAACACTCACCGCATCTGTTGCAGCCACGAGTCCATAGTATGAGACATCGCCCGTGCATTACCTGTTATTTATTCCGGACTGCAAACCGTCTGACATTGAAGCCACCGCGAAAATCGCGGGGCTGGCTTCGATAATAGGCGAAGCCGACGTCGCGCCTGGGCACACCGGGCCGGACGGACAGACGGGCGTCATGTGCGGATGGCTGAGTGAGAACGCTCGCCTGATGCACTACGCCGACGACCAGCAGACGTGGGTGCCGTCATTCACGAAGGACGAGCACGGCAAGCCGCTGTACTGGGTCGGGTTCTGGAACGACAAGCCGCCGACCGAATCGGAGCTTCGCCGGCACTACACGCAGGCAGGACCGCGAATAAAACTCGGTGAGCAAAGCTGGAAACTTCCGACACCAGACAGCGTAGACGCGCGGGCGGTCTATTCTGACGATGGGTCCATGCGTTGGGAGGTGATTCGTCAGTTCTCGTGGGTGTGCGATGAAGCGGACGCACTGAAGGAAGTATATCTGGAAGACTTTGGCGTGCGGGAAATTGTATTTCAGCACGAGCCGTCCGAGCAAATCGGATGGCTCACGAAGTTGTTGCAGATAAACTATCGCCTGATTCCTGAAGTCGCCGCACACCTCGACATATGGATCGGTAAGCAGCATTTGATTGACGTGTTCATCATGACGTTGGGTCTGTCACGAAAGGATGCAGACTAATGGCTAACGAAACGATCACGATGGAGTGGATTGCCACCGCCACGAAAATGAACCAGGTAATTGACCGCTTGAACTCAAAGTTTGACAAGCAGGAAAAAGCCCTTCAGAAACTGGCGAACGCATCCAAGAAAGCGGCGGCAGATTCCGCCACCGGGTTTAATAAGCTGGAGAAGGAATTTAAGCAGAATGTCGCCGCTCTGAAGAAACTGGAGATGGGAACGAAGGAATACGCTGCACAGAAACGCAAGGTGGATTCCATGCGTCTGGCGTATAAGAAAACGAAAGATGAAATCAACGGCGTCAATCAGGGCACAAAAGTAGCGGCAGTATCAACGGGGACGATGGCAACGTCAATGAAGGCGGCGGGAGCTTCGGGGTTGGCGTTGTTTATGGCACTGACGAAGGTCGTTGCAGTGCAGCGGGAAATTGTTTCAGGTGGCGCGGATGTAGCGGTGAATATCGACACAATGGCTCGGCGGATGCAGGTGCAGGCAGGATTAACAGATCCTGAACGCCAGGAAAGAACGCGGCGTGTGATTGACATCGCGTCGCGTGAGGATATTGGAGCAACAGCAGCAACCGCACTCGGAGCAACGACACAGCTTGCAAGTTCAGGGTTCAAGGGCGACCCGACAAAAACGGGCACGCTGTCAACCGTCCTGGGTGCGATGCAGGCGACTAACTTTCAAGGTTCGTCAGAAGAATTCGTAAAAGGTTTTGCCCAGGCATTAAGCGCGTCGGGGCTGGACAAAACGAACGACAATCTTGAGAAACTGGCGTTGCAGACGCAGGGACTGTTCAAGACAACTGACTTTCAGATCGCAGAACTTGGCGACTTCTCGAAACAGGCATCAGTGTTCGAGGGCGCTAACCTCAGCACGCAGCAATCACTGGCCGGGTTCACCGCATTGCGGGAGATACTGCCGGCGGCCGAGTCGGCACGAGGTTTGAAAAACTTCGTCGCGAAATTACAGCAGGGTGACGCAACGAAGGCCAGTGCCAAGAAACTTGCGGGTCTTGGCGTGAAGTCTGAAGACGTCGACTTTGTTGGAGAAAATCTCATTGACGTCATTAAGACGATCAAAGCCAGCACAGACAAGCTGCCGGAAGAAAAGCGGAATCAGGCATTGATCCAGATGTTCGGGCTGGAAAACATCGCATCGTCGAAAGTGCTGCTTAATAGCGTTGAGCGAATCAATGAATTAGAAACACTTCAGGGCAACGTGGGTCAATTCCGGCAAGATCAACTTGCAAATGCTGGCGGGATGCAAGCGGGCCGCAATCGCATAGACAATCAGCGACTGCTTGACGTTATGCCAAATGCAGCCGCACTGAATGAACTTGAAAACAACTATCGCCGACGGGAAAACAAAAACAAAGCGATCATCGAGCAAGCGGGCATTAAGTTTGGAGCGCTCGGCAGCGGTGCGGCAACGACGGGTACGTTTCTGTCTGACGTGGGGCAAGATATAGGGTCCTCAATCAATCAGATCGATCCAGAATCCGAATTTGGACTTCACATGATCCCCGGTGGCCTGTTAATTAAGATGCTAATTGATGAAACGAAAGCGAATCGTCCGCTGAAGCCGCAACCGATGCGCCCGAAGCAGGCAGCACTACCAGCGGCGGCAGCACCATGACGATTACAATCGGAGCCGTCAACACCGGCACACACCTACACGGAACGATCCAGGCGCAGCCGCCTGCATTTGACCATGTCGTGCAATCATTCTTCGGCGTGAGTGGTGAATCGCATCTGTTTGGTAAGCTGCACGGGCGGGACCTAACGTGCTGGCTGTTGCTGTACGGGTTCAGCACTCACGCTCTGGTGCAGACAGGCGTCACGTTGCTGAATGCGTTGATACTGGAGAACGGTACGCTGTCGCATACAATCGACACCAACACGACGACTTACGATGATACCGTATTTCTTGGGTTCACTCCTGACGAGGATCCGTGGCTTGATGGCTCGGGCGTCAACGGGTGGCAGGTTCGCGGCACTATGAAATTCAGACAGGCATTACAATGACAGACATCATCGACGTCGACAAATCGTGGGACGGGAAGGGGTCGCTGGACGATCACCGTCGCCGCGAATTCGCAAAGATACAACATCCGGGATTCGGACGCTTGCCGGTGCAACAGCCAACAGCCGCGAGCGAAACACCGGAAGACATATCAGAATCAGACGGCTCTGAGTAATGGGATACACGGACGTCATCAACACGACCGGGGCCATTTTCCAGGTCTACCCGGAACTGATCGCATACCTGGGCAGCGCGGCTGGTGATCCTCCCCCGGCGGAATCGCCTACAGTATTTGATGGCGTCCATGTCGTGCGTGTGGTTCAGTCCGCTAGCGGTTCGCGGCTGGACTTTGCGCAGTTGCAAAATCATCTGACGGCATCACTGGAGAACCGGGCTCAACCAGCAAACTTCACGCGAATGGTTGGGGCGCATCTGCCAGACGCAACAGAGACGCGGGTTCACCTTGGCGACTTAGTGGAGGAATCGGTCGGCGTTGATATGGACGCCGAATCACTGACCACGCAGAGCCAACTTCGTCCGTACCATTTCGGCGGTGTGGTCGAGGGATACAACGTCCACGAACCGAACACGGCTACGACCGTGCTGATCGAAGACGATGTGACGTTCAACCCTGTAGTGGATGACGTGACACGCGGAAACAGGTCGGACCTGCAGGACGGAGGCGCGTATCTGTGGACGCACGCGGAATTGATTGATAACACGGCGGGCGAAGTGTTCCACACGCAGGAGCGCAGCGAATGGAATCTGCAAGATGCAGTCGAAGCGGTGTGTGTGCTGTTGAATCCTGACGAAGAATTTATCGACAATCCCACAGCCACACAACTCAGCAAGCTAAGTGCGGCACCTGAGATTCGCGACTTGACGATACCGATCGGAATGCGATTGCCGGACGCGCTCGACAAGATGCTGATTCCGCTCGGGTTCAACTGGTTTGTGGATTACGCATATACAGGACTGCCGGAGTCTGGGGCTTTCAATTCCCCTACAATCAAACTGTTCGAGATCGGCGTCGGTGACGAAAAAGAATTAAAGATGCAGGCGGCAGGTTCATCACTCGATCTTGAATTGTCGAACCTTAACCAGTTCAATATCTCAAATGCAATCGGCGACAGCTTTAACGAAGTCCTCGCGCTCGGTGAATTCCATGAAGCCGAAGTGACGATTCCGTTGTATGCGGGATGGCCGGAAGATGGCGACGGCGTAGAGCGGTCAGACCTTGCCAAAGACGGGGACCAGTACATTGGAAACGAAACAACATGGCGGCTGTTCATCGCCAACGAAGCCGCAGATATTGACCCAACGGATTCACGCCTCGGCGTGTTTCCTGCGTCCCCTGACTTTTCTCAGGTGTTCAGCAAGGCGGTTCCGCATCGCCGCGTGCTTGGTGAGCCGCTAACTTACCTTGACGGCAACACAACCAGCAGGACCGGCACACCTGCCGGCATTAAGCCACAGCGCCGCCCGATTTTTCTGGAATGGTCGGACGACGCAGGCGAAACGTGGAAACCCGAGGAAGAATCATGGACCGTTAAACTATGTCCGGACCAGATTGGCATCCTGTTCGACAGCAAGGAAGTTCCGCAGGAATTGTACGAGGCAGGCGATCAACTGCGGATGCGGATCACCGGCACGATATTCGGTGACGTTCGATTGCAAGGACTGGCGGAAAAAGAGCCGCATTCCGCAAACGGTCGCACCATTCGTCAGGTGCTCGACGTGCCCGACAAGTTCCATAAACGCTGGCGCGAGATATTCGGGCCGTTCACGAGTCAGCTTTACTTCACGACCAACGATGCAGACGAACGTGATGACACGGACGCAATCCTCGAATACGCCGAAAACATCCGCGACAAGAACCATCACGCCGAGATCGATTGTGAGTTCCGCCTGCCCGGCTGGCATACCGAGTACAAAATCGGTGACCTGATCACAAAGATCGCGGGGCGTGAAATCAGCCTCGATGCAGCGGCGTCCACGTCGCCCGACAATCGGTACGTGCAGATCGTGGAACGTATATTTGAGATGTCTACAAGTAGCGGACCGGCGACGGTTCTCGTGGTGGATCGCGGCGTGTCACAAGCCAGGACACCCGCCGATGCGACGTAAGCAAAAACAACAACGCCGCGAGTTCAAGATGCTGTTCGCCGGCGGTGCGGCAAACATTCCCGGTGCTGAGCTTATGGCGTTTGAGATTCTCGGCGTGGACTGCGACGAAGGGTTTGTGACAACAGACGAGGCGTCAATCGAGCGATACACGCTGTGCAGTACGCCGCCCGGTGCGGACGATTACGGCGTGTACGTGGTTGAGGATTATTTCGGATTCATTAGCGACCTGACCGAAGCGGAACTAATCGGGGCGCGAGCGTTGGCGATCTACTGGAACGTGTACGGCGACAGATCATACGGCGAATGTGAAAAGCAATGGGACCTGCTGATGGTTGAATGGATAGGGGGATGCGATGCCTCTTAACCACTTCGGGGCTATTGGACTCGGTACGCGGAAATACCAGCAGGACAATGAACCAGTCAAGGTCTGTCAGGAGATGCTGCTGCCGGGCTGCGATTGCTGCCGCATCGGGCCGTGTAAGTTGTGCCTGACATGGGCCGTCGGGACTAAGGTGTATCTGGGCAAGGCGTCAGGCGACGGTCAGGAATGGTCGGGATCTGCCGGGGCCGTTTCGTTCCGGGCATACTGGGATGAATCTTACTGCACGATAAACGTGGACCTCGACGGCGAACTCGTATGGACTCGCAGTCTGTGCGAGGATTACGACGCGGTGACCTGCCGCAATTGGGACGACGACACGGCATTCACAACCTACGCGGGCGACTCCGGCACGTTTGCCTGGAGGGTGACGGAATTTCTGGAGCTACTGCGGCGGACGGGCGGCGAGGCGTATTCTGAATCTGAGTGTGCGGATTATTTCTGTGGCACTTGCAGTTGCACCTGCCCGAAGCTCTGCGTGACAATCACGACCGACGAGGCCGGATGCGAGGGGACGATTCCATTTACGGGCGAGCAGTGCGAGGATGGCCGCGTGACTTCGCCGGAATGGTCCGGGGCGATTGATTGCGGTGCGGGTGATCCGGTCGACGTCGCCATTTCATTAACTCGCGACTCATACGGCGACTGCCAAATATCCGGAACCGTCGACGGCACGATTGGCGGCAATGTCGTTGCGCTCGCGCTGGCGGAAACACCGATCACCGATTGCAAGGCACTGGCAACGACGTGGGCCGTGTCCGTCGGTGAGATCATATACACTGTCGAGATATTGTGCCTTGAATGCGGCGAGTGTGGCGGCTGCTGTTCAAGCCAGCCTGACGTTCTCTATTGCACATTTACTGGCAACGGTTGCACCTGTATCGACGGCGTGTCCGTCGCGATGACAAAAGTTAGCACTGGCAACGGTTGGGAATACAGCGGCGATCCGGGAGCGTGTTTCCCGCCGAATCCTATGCTGATGTCATTCAACATCGAATGCACGCAGGAGGACGATTGCAACGGATGGACTTTGCACGTTCAGGATGTACAGGGCTGCCACCCGTTACCGCAGACGTATGACGTTCGCGAGGAATGTTCATGTGATCCGCTGATCCTCGAATGGGATGTGCCGTTCTCGGGACTCGGCGGGTGTTGCCAGGGTGGCATGGTCGATACGACCGTGCGATTCACGGTGACGCGATGAGGGTTCTAAAGGGGCGAATGCTGGATATCGCGTTGGGCCTGACTGACCTGTCGCGTCCGCAGGTCGATCAGCACAGGGCTGCACTGGCGGGCATGGGGTTTGACGTTCCGGCACTGCGTGACGCTGGACCGAAACCGGCAGTCCGTCAACGGCGAACGGCACGGCGAAGCAACATCGGCACGCGACTGAAAAACATAATCAGTCGAGCCGAGCCGGGGGCCATGACGTGCGGTTCGTGTCGCAATATGGTCGCAGAACTCAACAGCATGACCGTGGCCGAAGTGCGGAAAGATATTGACCGCGTCGTCGCAGATATCGCCTCACGGGCACCACATCAAGCGCCGAAGCTATGGCAGCGGATCGCTGTCAGGATCGATCAGGCAATTCACCTCGGGCAGACAGAACAGCGGATACGCGGATGGGTGACGGAATCGCTAACAAGGCCATCGCGGCAGCGAGGCGGCAGGCACAGCACGATCACAATGCCGCTGTCACGATCACAAAAGCGATTGCATGAGGCGGCACTGGCCGCACCGCCACCGGAGCCGTTCCCGTTCGTCGGCGAACCTGTCCGCAATATGATCTGGCACGTCTGGCCGGTGGAAGGCTGGCGGCGACACGTCGAGCGAATCAAGGATCTGGCGGCGACTTGCGACGGCCAGCGGATCGTCGGGCTGTCCATCAGTCCGGACTCTGAAACCGCAGATACGGTACGCGGCGAACTGGGCGACGGATACACGTATCTGGAATTTATGAACAAAGGGCAGGGCGACGGCACCGGGTCGGGTGAAGTTCAGACGCTGCGGGCCGCACTGCCGATGCTCGACGCGGCTGATCCGGACAGCATCACAATCTACGGTCACTGCAAAGGCGTGAGGCCTCACACACGCGACATGGAAGCGGTGCATCTGTGGTGTGATCTGATGTGGGAGATGGTCGCACTGAATCACGAGCAGGCGACCGACGCAATGGCAGCGGGGCATCAGGCGTTTGGTGCGTTCCGTACGTTCGGTGCGATGCCATTACAGCCTGCACATTCGTGGCATTATTCCGGCACGTTCATGCAACTCAGGACAGCGGCGATTCTCGCCGGCGGAATCCCGCCGGTCAAAGGTGCCTACGGTGGGACAGAGGCATGGCTGGGTGATTGTATTCCGCCACAGAACGCCGCGTGCGTGTTCGCTGACGGGCTGGGATTCAAATCCCCCTACGATCTGGCGAATTGGCCAGCGTGGATCGATCAGGTTTTCGAGTGGGAAGTCAATCGGATCGGCGGGCCGCGAACGGAGCAACATAAACGTGAACTCGATTGGCTACTGGATCGACTGGACGGCGTGCGGTCGATGCTGGTGATCGGGTCGAAGCATGGCGGACTCGAATACCACATCGGCAACCGATGCCCGCAAATGCAGATTATCAGCGTGGACATTGCGCCACAGGCGGATAATGCGGCACAGTACGTGATCGCGGGCAGTTCTGCGGATTCAGCTATTCAGGAACGCATCCGAACCGCTTATAATTTCGACGCGGTATTTATCGACGGGGACCACACGCTGGCGGGCGTCACTGCTGACTGGGAATTTGCGAAGACTCTGGGTCCGGATCGGATATACTTTCACGACATCCACGACGGATTAAAGCACCGACGTGAGGATTGCCACGCTCACGAACTCTGGGAAAAAATTAAAGCCGAACACACAACCGCCGAAAAGTGCGTTGGCATAGGCTGGGGCGGAATTGGAGAAGTCACATGGCGGCAATAACAATCACGGCAGCGAACGTCCGACTCGGAGCGAATACCAAAACGATCAAAGGCGTCAGTGGCGAGACCGTGACGCCGATGATGCCGCTGTATAAGCACACGGACGGCGAGTATCGCAAATCCGCAAACACATCCGCTATTGTCGCGGACTGCAAGGGTCTGGTGATCGGATACGGCGAAGACGGCGTGACAATTGAGATCGCTCAGTCTGGGCTTATCACGGTCGGCGCGACACTGGCAGTGAACACCGCGTACTGTGTCGGAGCCTCTGGCCTGATCATGCCGTACAGCGATCTATCAAGCGGTGAATTCGGAACCTTTCTCGGGTGGGCGACGACGACTGCCGTACTCGATTTACAGATTCAGGCGAGCGGAGTTGCAACGCCTTAGTTTTACTAACGACAGAAAAAAGGATTAGACGATGCCAGTTTTTCAGGCAGGCTACCATACCGAATCACTCGGGACCGAGATTGTAGAATCGATCCCGCCGTTGGCCGGACACATCCCGCGACTGACACATCTACGATATACGCCAGCCGGGAGCGTCCACAAAATTTACGTGATGAAGTGCATCGGCACAACACTGGCAGATAAAGAAGCGGCATCGGGCCAGGCCAATATTGATTTCGTTGATACGTCACCGCACATCACGCCAGCCGGGGCGCAGGAAACTATCGCCGCGAATGACTGGGTCTGTTATATGACAGAGGCAGGAATCGAAGGTAATGACGTAGCGAGCATCGCGGGCAACGTCGTGACGTTCAATCAGAATCTTGGGGCCGTGGTTCCCAAAGGTGGCGGCATCTATGTATTCGGCGAACTAACGCGAGCAGTCCATACGGCACTGTGGCCGACTGTCTCGGCCACTAACGATTACGCGGACCTGACGATTCAGGCGGGAATACCGGCTGACACAGACGTGTATCAGGCTCGCAGTGGGAGCGGAGACCCGATGTTAATCGTGGTTGATAATCCGACCGCTGCCGGTGCGCTGGAATACCTGTCAGGCGTATACGTGGCGGATTCAGACCTGACGCAAAACTAACGACTGGAGACACACCATGCAACTCAACGATCCTAACCATCCCGCCTGGCGGCTGGGATTTCACGCGGTGTATCTGCTGGCGGCACTCGGTTCGCTGTGGTTGTTTTCGACGACGTTCGACGAAACTGAATTGAAGGCACTCGGGGCAATCATAGCCGCTGTCGCTGCATCCGAGGGATTCCGACAGCTAGTCACGCGAGCGGGGAAATCGCAATGAGTAACTCCGACCTGCAAAAAATCAAATGGGCTGGTTGGATTATCCTCGGGGCTGTCGCGTTCAGTTTCTGCGGCTGGATCAGCGGCGAGGTTGTCGCGAACGGAAAGCGAATCGTCATGGTCGAGGAGCGGCAGCGGTCGCAGTTTGAGCAATTGCGTGAGGATATCAGCGAGCTAAAAAAACTGCTGGCTGACCGATGATGTATCGCTATCGCGCACACGTACTGCGAGTATATGACGGCGATACGATCACGGTCCGCGTCGACCTGGGATTTCACACGCACAGGATTGAGCGTCTGCGACTCGCACGAATCGACGCATGGGAAGTCCGGGGCGAGGAACGGCCAGCGGGGCTAATCGCTCGCGACTGGTTACGAACGCAGATTCTCGGCAAGGATATTGAAATACAAACGAATAAAGACGCGACCGGAAAGTGGGGACGGTATATCGCGGAGGTTTTTACGCTCGACGGTGGGTGCCTGAACGACTCATTAGTAGCTAACGGCCACGCCCGATATCAAAATTACTGACCGGGGTTGACAGTCAGATTCAGTCCGTATAGATTGCCTGCCGTTGCGAGCAGGCGACACAGCGAATCAAAAAGCAATGCTTCCCGTCGCATGCCTCTGCTCAGGTGTGCGGCGGGTTTTTCATGGAGTCAGTGCAGTGACGATCCAGCAAACGCTATTCGACGACGAGCGACCCGCCAAATTGGCGAGAGACGCCGACCCGGAAACCAGCCACGACGCAGCGGCTGAGATTAAGCCGAAGCTCGGCAAGCTGGAAGAGCGAATGCTGTCCGCGTTCAAGCGATGGCCGAAGACCGCACGCGAAGCAGCGGAAGATGCCGCCAGATTGTTCAACTGCCTGTCAGGCGAACACACCGAAACAGAATCATATCGGAAGCGGTACACGGGTTTACTCAAGTCTGGCCGCATCGTTGCCGATGGGGTTAAGACCTGCCGGGTGTCCGGCAAGACGGTGACAGCATACAGAATCAAGGACGACTGAAATGATGCCGAAGGAACTCGAAGAAACAATCAGGACGCAACGTATCATCAATCACGCTCGCGGGTATTTTGCTGCGGTGCTGGACTGCACGCGGTACGTCAGCGAGCGGAATCGGGAACAGGCGATTGCTCGGCTGATGAAAAAATACGAATCGGACCACCCAGAATACGTGAGAATCAAAAATGAATGCTGACCACACAACACGCTGGCTGATTCGCCGCGACATCGAAGCCGCACTGGAACTCGGAGCGATGGTTCCGTGGGATCAGGGCGATATGCTCGCACACAACAAACAGCGCAACGCAATCGCGATGGTGTGCGAGGATTCTGACCAGCAGATTGTCGGCTGGATCGCGTACACGCTCGGGCTGTCGCACGTCAGCATAGCGAATATCGCGTGCGACGACTGGGCCGCACCGGCTGAGTCACTGATACAGCGACTGCTGAACAAAATGGGCGACCGTCGCGACTTGATCACGGTGACGGTGCCGGATTACCAGGACGATATTCTGTGCATGTTTCGGGCGTGCGGGTTTGTTGTCTGGCAGCAGACCGGCGACGAAATCCAGATGCGTTATGACCTGCCGATATCGAGCGAACTGACCGAGATCGGCGGCGAGGTCTGTCGTCGCTCGACTGGGTTTCCTTGTATGCTGCCGGAGGGATTTTGATGAATGATCCGCTCGCATATTTAATCGTCGCGCTGGTGACGCTGTTTGTTTTTCAGATGATCGAAATTTCAGGAAAGGTTGAGTGATGGAATTAAGTTTACAGGATTTACGGGAGTTGATTGGTGGGAGCCATGAGCCACCGACGCTTGCCACGATGCACGGCGGGTATAAAATCGTCGTCTGTCAACGCGGATTTGTCTACGCCGGTGACGTCACGATGAGCGGTCAGTATCTAATCATCACGAACGCCGTGAACCTGCGAGTCTGGGGTACGACAAAAGGACTCGGGCAGCTTGCGTTGACGGGGGCGACACCTGGGACAAAAGCGGACGACTGCGGGACCGTGCGGGTGCATGAACTGGCTGTTGTTTCGATGATTGACGCGAAGGAGCTAATCAGTGCAACTTCATGATGATGGTGTTTGTGTAGATGGCTCTGACTATGGCGATGGCGATGGCTATGGCGATGGCGATGGCGATGGCTATGGCTATGGCTATGGCGATGGCGATGGCTATGGCTATGGCTATGGCTATGGCTATGGCTCTGACTATGGCGATGGCTATGGCTCTGACTATGGCGATGGCGATGGCTATGGCGATGGCTCTGACTATGGCTCTGGCTATGGCAAGAAAGGAAACGCAACATGCTAATGCTGACACGGAAGTCGGGCGAAGGGATACTGCTGGAGATCGGCGGCAGGCAGGTCGCACGGATCATCGTGCAGAATTGCCGGGACGGAAAAACGCAGGTCGGTATTGATGCCGGACCTGACGTGAAGGTTTTGCGTGAGGAACTCTGTCGGGCTAACGCTGAGAGCGATAGCGAGCCGCTGGAATGTGAATGAATCACAGGCTCGGGTCTGACAATACGTGAGCGGGGAAGCCGGAATGCTATTGAGGATAAAAAGACACAGGCTTGACGGCTCGGAGAGACGAGCGTTTAAGGAACAACATGACAACCAAACGTCGTCGAATACACTTCACCGTCCCAGGCGTTCCAATCGCACAGCCACGCCACCGCGTAGGGAATCACGGCGCGTACATCCCGCAGGACCACGCGATCCACGCATACCGTCAGGCGGTGATACTGACGTGGCAATCGATCAGCGAGTACTTCGCACCGATGCCCGGTGCGGTGTCGGTCGGTCTGGCGTTTTGGTTCCCGCGACCGAAGGCGATGCAGTGGAAAACGAAGCCGCAGATCGCGGCGGTGAAAACAACGAAGCCGGATCTGGATAATCTCGCGAAGGGCGTACTGGATGCCCTACAGAATCACGCATTCGGGGACGATTCAAATGTTGTGGAATTGCGGCTGTCAAAGTGGATCGTCAGGGGCGGGGCGTTGCCACGAACAGAAATTACGATAACGGACGAGCGAAAACATTGATTCTGTAATACTTTCCAGAATCTTTCCAGATTAGTTGATTGTGTATTGCACACCGGGACGATAACGGTATTATTCACCTGTCAGACACAATCAACCAAACGGGAGACGAGACAATGAAGATCACGAAGACAACAATCAACATGGCAGCCAAACGAAACATCGCGATCGTTGTTAACGAAGACGATCGCAACCTTGACGGCCTTTATCGTCGCCGCGAAGGCGAAGTTGTCACGACCGTTGAACTGTCAGCGATCGGCGAAGACGGTGAAGCCGCTGACGAATACGCCGCACTGTATCGCCTGACAGGTAAAGGCATGTTTTTCATCGATTCATTAACCGGCGATCGGGCTGAGTGGCCGCACTGGATCGAAGACGAGTCAACCATGCGGGGACTGCTCGACGCGATGGCGGCAGAAGTGGCAGCGTAACATACACAAAAGAGCGGGGTTCGCCCCGCTATTTCTTCATCCGGTAGCCGGTCATCACAGAAAGTTGAAGCGATGTCAGAATATAAAATTGTAAACATGGGCAGCAGGCAGTGCGTAGTGCAGCAGCACGGCGTCAGTATCCATTTAGGGCGACTAACAAGAGATGACGCAGCAGAGCTAGTTGCTCGCAAAATGGTGCTGCAGGCGATCAACGGCAGGATGGATGACCTGCGAAATGAGCTAGATGAGCGGATGCCTGATCTGTCGATTGCGGAGGCAGGGTTAATCCGTAGCCACATCAATTCATTCTTGTTGAGTTGCGAAAAGGCTGTCACTTCGCCTAAGCGACGGGCAGAACATTACACTGACTCGCAGCAAAAACATTGAATCTGAATTACTTTCCAGAATCTTTCCAGATTAGTTGATTGTGTATTGCACAACAGGGCGATAAGGTTACTATTCACCTGTCAGACACAATCAACCAAACGGGAAACGAAACGATGAAGACCGCACGACAGCAACTAATCGAAAAGGTCGAAGGCCGAAGCACTGAGACGCTGATTGAACTTGCCAAAGAGCTAAATCTAAAAACCACAACTGAAGAAATGATTGTTTCATGTTATGTGGAACGGGCAATCGAAAAGCGGCTGTCAGCGAAAGAGTTTGTTGAGTTGATGGAATCACTGGAAGCTGAACTGATGACAGCGTGACCAACACACCACGCCCGCTTCGGCGGGCTTCTTTCCACACTTTCAGGAGCAGGAACAATGAGCAAAACAATCGACCGAACAGCAATCACTGAACGACTGATGACACAGCAGGCGGGCGTAGCTGATGCAATCGCAATCCTGCAATCACAACTTGATCGGATGACGAGCGAAATTGATCCTGACACCGCGACGTGGGCGGACCTTGGAAAGTTTGGGTGCATCGCCGACTTGGCACAGCGAATGATAACTGAGTGTGACGAAAGCGGAGTGACAGCATGACCGACATCCAACAAAAGATCGCGGACTACCTGAGACGCGGAAGCGTTGTTAGCGATTTTGCGCTCCGCTGTTTCGTCGGCATGATCGAAACGGGCGAAGCGACGCCGGCGGATTTTGAGGCCGTCGGCGGAATCGAACTACGGCAAAAAGTGGAGGCGAGATTATGAACGGACGAGGTGGCAAACGCGAAGGTGCCGGGCGACCGGCAGCACGCGGGGAACGGAAAATCAACACGGGGCTACGTCTCACGCCGACACTGCGGGCATATCTCCAGCAGCACGAAAAAACACAGGCGGATGTGGTCGAGGATGCCATTCGTCGGACTGCGGATTTCAAGCGGTGGGCCAATGATTGACCGCAGCCGCATTCCGCCGAACATGGGCGTCCACGAATATCTGATGCACCTGGACGAGCCACGGCAGCGACCGGGACCATCCGACCGGGCGTATCCTCCCGATCATTCGCGGCGGGAGTGGATTGAGTTTGAACGCGAGCAACTGAAACGAGCGAGAACGCACAGCAGGCACCTGGAACTGCCGACGCTTTGCATCCTTGCACAGATGAAACGTGCCGACCAATTCTGGCGGCAGGTGCTGAGGTCCAGGCTGGACGCATTGTTTTTCTTTTACGAACAGGAACTAGATTATGACCGGGACGATGACCACAACAACCGCTGCCGACAACTCGCTGACGCACGACGACGAGCAGGCTATGATGTACATCCCGCTCGGCGAAAAAGCACCGATCCGCCTGACGCTGAAAATGATCGCACATGATATCGCAACGCCCACAAAGAGCGGCCAGCGACCGAGCGAAGGCGACTGCCTACGGTTCGCGAATCTCTGCAAGGGCCGGGAGTTGAATCCGTGGACGGGCGATTGCTTCATGATCGGCTACGACTCGCAGGGCGGGCCGAACTTTGAACTGATTACAGCGTATCAGGCATTACTGAAACGTGCCGAGCGGTCTGACAAGTTCGACGGACTCGAAGGTGGCGTCACCGTCAAAACGGCTGACGGGCTGGAGCATCGCAAGGGATGTCTGGTGATGAATGGTGAGGTGATCGTCGGCGGGTGGGCGAAAGCGTACAGGCAGGACCGGCGGATTCCTCATGAGGCAATCATCGACTTCAAGGTCTACGACGCGGGACGCAGTCGCTGGAAGGTCGACCCGGCGGGCATGATTGCAAAGTGTGCGAAGGCGGCGGCACTTCGCGAGGCGTTTCCGAATCAGGTGGGCGGGCTTTATCTCCAGGAGGAAATGGACCGCGTGCACGAGGATGCGGATCTGGGTGCGGTTATCGCTCCGCAGCGGATCGAAGCACAACCCGTCGAGCGTGAGCAGGATCACGCCGAGCCAGTCGATGAGAAACCGACTCCGAAACCGAAAGCCAAGCCAAAGGCCAAAAAGGCGACGACGAAAACACAATCAGCCGGCGTCGACTGGGCGGCAGAATTCACGCTCTACGGCGTGACGGATCAGGCGGTACTGTTGCGAGACTCGCCAACGGCAGCGGATCGGGAATCCGTTATGTCAGCGGCAAAGTCGATGGTCGGTGACGGCGAGATGAAACAAGTTGCGTTCGATTGTCTCGGTCGATATCTGGCGGAACTGGAATCACGATAACCATGATACGGTACTGCACGGCGTGGAATAAAGACGAGATGTATCAGCCAGCTCTAACGAAACCGGCAGATGAGCGGTTGCACATTCCGGACAGTAGCGAGATCAAAACGCTATGCAGTCGGCAGGTTTTCCGCGTGCATAAGTCACCGGGGAATCCGCTACTGTTGGAAGTGTGCAAAGCGTGTCAAAACAAAATGAGATGCCCAAACAGAAAGGCGAAACAGTGACGACAACTTACATGAGACGAGCCAGCGCGGGTGTATGCGTACGGTGCGAATCCATCGACATAATACCGGGGCAGCGGCGGTGCGAATCATGCCGCCGATATTTCAACCGGTACGCTCGGCTACGTGATGCCGAGACGCGGTCGCTAGGTTGCTGCATCACATGCGGCAAGGTGGCCGTGAAGGGGTTTTCCCGGTGCCAGCCGTGCCGACAGAAAAACATCGACCTGCGGAGACGGCAGCGACGGGAGGCGGCAAAATGCAGGAACTGATTTATATCGCCAGCCCGTACAGCCATGAATCGCAAAACGTCATGCGTGATCGATTCCATGCGGTGTGCGAATACGCGGGCCGGATGATGCAAGCGGGTAAGGTTGTTTATTCGCCGATTGCACACAGTCATCCGATAGCGATGCGGGTTGGCCTGCCGACGGGTTGGGAATACTGGGAGAGGTTCGACCGCGTCATGTTGCAGCAGTGCACTGAACTGCACGTTTTGCAGATTGAGGGATGGTACGAATCAGAGGGTGTCAGAGCGGAAGTTTGCATGGCAGAACAACTAGGGCTGCCGGTTACTTATTCAGGCGAGGAGGTGGAAGCGTGAAGATTAAATTCGACACAAGCAGCGTTGAGTCGTATGAGATGTTTTTGAACGTCAGGCGATGCCCTGCGTATTCATTCAAGGGGTCGGCGGCGATAGTCCCGGATCAGTACGCGGCATCGCTCGGCATCGAACTGGAACAGCAGGATGTGAAACCGCATCATCCGCTGGATTCCCTGTTCGATTACCAGCGGGGCATTGCGGCGACCGCCATCGCGAAGCGTAAGTATGCAGTGTTCGCTGATTGCGGACTTGGTAAAACCCTGATCCTGCTGGAGTTTGCGAGGCACGCAGCACGGGCAACAGGGCAGAAGGTGCTGATTGTTTCTCCGCTGATGGTAGTGCGGCAGACAATCGCAGAATCAGAGCGATGGTACGGCGACGGCATTTCAATCGGGCGAGTCGATGCGTCCAGTCTGAACTATTGGCTGTCGTCAAATGATTCACTCGACACTCAGATCGGCGTGACAAATTATGAGGCTATCCGCGAGGGTCTTGAACCGGGTAACTTGGGGGCGTTGATTCTCGACGAGTCGTCGATGCTCAAGAGCCATTATGGAGCATGGGGAACGCGGCTAATTGAACTGGGCCGGGGGCTGGAATGGAAACTATGCTGCACTGGAACGCCAGCACCGAACGACCGCATCGAGTTTGCGAATCATGCGGTATTTCTTGACCGTGCAAAAACAGTTAACGAGTTCCTGGCATCGTACTTCGTGAATCGTGGACAGACGAACAACCGATGGGAACTGAAGCCGCACGCTTTGAGGCCGTTTTATCGGTCACTGGCTGACTGGTCGATATTTCTGACGAATCCGGCGACGTACGGATGGAAAGACAACGTCGAAACGACACCGCCGATTCATATTCATATCGATGAAGTCGAACTCACGCCAGAACAACGCAAGGCGGCGCAGGTGCTGACGGGAGATTTGATTACAGCGAACATCGGCGGCATCGGACAACGCAGCAAGTTGTCACAAATCGCCAAAGGGAAGAATGGGATACCGACAAACAAGCCCGCATTCATTCGGCAGATGATTGATAGCTGGCCTGACGAATCAACGATCATATGGTGTAACTACAACGACGAGCAGGACCGAATGGAGAATACATTTCCAGATGCGGTCAGCGTGTCGGGTGCGACAAAGGAATCAGACCGGGAATCCGCCATTGATCGATTCGTTTCTGGTGAGGTCAAAATCCTGATTACGAAACCGAAGATCCTCGGATTCGGATTGAATCTACAGGTTGCAACTCGGCAAGTATTCAGCGGGCTGAAAGACAGCTACGAGGAATTCTATCAAGCGGTCAAACGGTCTAATCGGATCGGTTCAACGAAGCCGCTGAACGTTCATATTCCGGTAACGGAATTAGAGATGCCTTTCGTTGACAACGTGTTGAGCAAGGCAAAGCGAGTGGAGTCTGACACAATCGAACAAGAACAACTATTCAAGGAGATCGGTACGAATGACTGAACTATATGACGTGCATCACGGGGATTGCATCCCGCACATGCTGGAAACGATGGAACCGGAGAGCGTCGACTTCAGCGTATTCTCGCCGCCGTTTCCTTCGCTCTACGCATACACTGATTCCGAATCCGACATTGGCAACGTCGACAGCATGGGCAGCGAGGCACAGGTGCATCTGTCGTTCATGTTTCGCGGACTGGCTCGCATCTTAAAACCGGGACGGGCGGCGGTTGTTCACGTCTGCCAGATCCCACGAATGAAGCGGAGCGGTGGTGTCGGACTGTGCGACTTCCGAGGAATGAACATCCGCCTCGGGGAACGTGCTGGCCTGACCTATGAGTACGATTGGAGCGTCCGGAAGAATCCGCAGGCTCAGGCAATCAGGACACGCAGCAGGGAGTTGCAGTTCTCTGGGTTGGAATCAGACCGGGCAGCACAGCGAGGTACGTTGCAGGATTATCTGATTAAGTTTAGGAAGCCGGGAACGAACGAGACACCAATCGACACGCCGGGCGAAGTTAGCCGCAACGACTGGATCGATTGGGCCGAAGGTTGCTGGGATGACGTAAGCGAGACGGACACGCTCAACACGAAGGCGGCGAAGTCTGGCGACGATACGCGGCACATTTGCCCGTTGCAGTTGGAAGTGATCCGGCGGTGCGTCCTGCTGTTTTCCAATCCCGGTGAATTGGTGTTCAGTCCGTTCACGGGTATCGGCAGCGAGGGGTACGTGAGCCTCGGTGGACGGTCCGTAAAGACCGGCAGAAGCATAGAGCAGCCGCGACGGTTCTATGGGTGCGAACTGAAGAATGAGTATCACGCACAGGCCTTGAGGAATCTGGCGAGTGCCGTGAATCAGGCAGAATCTGCGGTTCAGGAATCGCTGTTTTAATTGACGATCCCGGCCGCAGCGGGTAATCTGTGTGTGTGACGGAGTAGGGGCCGGCACTAAAATAAAACGTCTCGGGTTATCCCGATTCTATAGCCACGTTTGGAACGCCCTACCGTTTCCGAGCGTGGTTTTTTTCATGGACTGAAAGCAATGAAATATGACGCTGCTGCAGACGCGGCAAAACAATTAAAGGACAAGATATCTCATGCTCAGCGGGCGAGATTTTACAGTCATGCACCAGGGAAAAAGTCAGAACAAACCGCTGCCTCTATGTCAAGTGCGGCGGAAGTACTAGCACGACTAAGAGATGCGTTAGCTGACGCTTCAAGTATGATTCAGGGTCACGCTGATTTCATGGGCGGCGTCTCTGATTCATTGCACCTTACCAATCTGGTCTGGACTAACCACGGACCTGAGTTGGAATTTGGCTGGGAGCCAGATGTCGTAAAGTGTGGAGTTGACGGTAACCGCTGGAATAGGTGGTCACTGATTGGCAGTGATGGGAAATATTCTGTGTGTTCGTCACAAGATGTAATTAAGCGAACAGGGTGTAGTCAAGACTACCTTGACGGCATAACCTCAGCAATTGAGTCGACGTTGGTGCCGCAGGAATGCCGTAAATTGCTAGACGCAGCAGTCGAACGACAAGTATTTGAAAGGATCAACCACGCTGCGTGCGGTGTTGATGGTATTGGGCTTAAGTTCTTGAGAAGTATTGAAAACAGGAGGATTATTAGTTTTCTAATTAAGCACGGTTTTGATTCAGTCAAGGCGCAGGTCAACTCGCTTCCGTCGTTGCAGGACATACAGGTCAGAAAAGCCCTGTTGCATCAGTCCATAATGGCAAAGACGATTTGCGAAAAACACAATATGCCACCAGTGCCACCAGCAAAAACGCAGCGGCGGCATGTGGTAGACATGGAGTCATTTCCAGGGGTTTATTTCGGATGGCGTGGTGGCGTTTGTACGTATGTTGGGAAAAGTGTTTCAGTGCGGAACCGGCTACGAAATCACAACAAAATATCCCCCCCGCGATGATGTGTCATGGATTAAGTGCGAACAACACCAGATCCATACATGGGAACTGTTTTATATTTGGCTTTTAAATCCCACGAGTAATAGTGAAGTAATGCAGGCTGCAGCCTGCATGCAAAGTTGACAGGTTCGGGCACACGCGGTTTGTTTTTGGATGGATTTCATGGCTGGCGACTGGATAAAGATTCAACACGCATTACCTGATAAGCCAGAGGTCGTGCAGATGTCACAGATTCTGGGGCTGGACCAGGACGCGGTGACCGGCAAGCTGATCAGATTGTGGGTCTGGACCGATCAACAGAGTGAATCGGGTAACGCTCTGAGCGTTACAGAATCGTTCATTGACCGTATCACGTTTGTTGCAGGATTCGCACAATCGTTACGCTCGGTCGGTTGGCTGCACGGTGCGGACGGTGACCTGTCGTTGCCGAATTTTACCCGCCACAATGGGAAGACAGCAAAAACACGGGCGAACACGCAAAAACGGGTTCAGGCGTTACGCTCCCGTAACGCTGACAGCGTAAACAAAAGCGTTACCAGAGAAGAGAAGAGAAGAGAAGAGAAGAATCCTTCTATATATATCCCCGGCGAAGACGTCAGAATTCCAACCAGCATCGACAAGCCGAAAATCACGGCAGCGGTCGGGCGATGGTTTGAGCACATCAACGCCGACGACACGCACAAGAGCATCACGCCGAACAGTCCGCAGGAGGAAGCGACGTTGCGGCTGGTGGCATCGTGGGGAACGCCAGAACCGGAAACCGTGGCGGCAATCGATGCAGCGATAGCGGGGCAGTGGTCGAACCTACGGAAACCAGAGGCACCGCGGGCGGAACGCGGCAACGGCAAACCAAAGTCACCGAGCATCATGGACACGCTCGACGATATGATTGAGGAGGAAAAACGAAATGAACAATTCTGAACTTCGCGAATGGCTGAACTATCACGAGGCGGCGTATCCCGGCTACCTTCGATGGATGCGACAGGCGGAAGAAGGCGGCGACACCGTCCAGCGCGACCGGATGGCGTTGTGGGCGTCTCGGGTGCGGAATCTCGACCAGCGAGCCGCGAAAGAGGCGACCGAGAAGATGTTCGGCACAAACGTCGACCTGCCGTTCGGTAAGCACCTCGGGTGGGTCTGCGACTACGCCATGAGAATGCGACCGGAGCCGGAACGGTTTTCGTATCTGTGCAAAATGTGCAACGGGACGGGCATCGTCAGCGTTCGTTTTTTCGCCGACCGCCTGACCTATGGCGGCAATCCGCTACCGGGCAATATCGGACAGGCGGCGTGCAGATGCTCAGAGGGTCAGCGGGTCAACGACGGGCGGACGGGACATCCGGACGCGACTCAGTTTGAAAAGTTCGATTCGCAACTGATGGAAGTCCACGAATATAAAGCGGACGTCGGCCGGTACGAAATCGCGAAACGTCACGAGGAATCGGGCCGGTTGAAACTGGCGAAACTGATCGAGGAATTCGGATACACTCCAGAGAAACCGAAAGCGATAACATGCGAAAAGTTCTGACAATCCTGATCCTGCTCACGCTCACACTGCCAGCAGACGGGCGGCTGTTTTTTCGTCGCCGCGTTTACTACCGACCTGCGGTCGCATGGTCAACGGCAATCCGTGCCGACGATCAGGCAGCGTGCCAGCGTGAGGCGGACCACATGGCACGCTACCATATCCGGGGGCATGTCTTCGGTCTGATCGGCAGATTCGAAGGGTGCGGATGGGGACGCGGAACGCCTGGGACGTGCGTGCCGTACTACCGAATGACGCTGACGGGCGACGCGACGGCGACCGCGAAGAACGGCGAAAGGTTCAGGGTGAGGTCATGGAGATGAAAATAGGCTTCAGGGATTTAGACGAACAACGCAACTCTGGTTCAATCGGTTTTTGTTATGCAGATCGCCTGAGAATTCGCGAATGGTATGAATGCCGGTGGCAAAAGATGTTGACGAGGCGGCATTATGCGTTTGATAAGTACAAGTTCCCGTGGCTGGATCGCATGACGCCGATAGAACGTTTTGCTTTTGACGAGTGTTCTGCAAATGGACTGGTGATGTATCCGGAACTGCCGGTCGGGAAGAGGTTTGTTGATCTGGGGAACCCGCGACTGAGATGGGCTATTGAGCTTGATGGGAAACAACACGATGCCCGTGAGGATCAGGCAAGAGACAAAGAATTGAATAAATTAGGTTGGCGAACGTTTAGGGTTCCGGGTCGTGACTGCTTTCACACGCAACACCCACCATACGAGAGTGAATCGAGGCATGAGTGGCGTGACTTCATTCTATATGGTGGACTCAACGGTTTAGTTTGGGGATTGAGGCGATTGGCTGACCGTGCAGAAACGGAATGGGATGAAGAGTGGGCTGAAGACACCGTGCCGATCTCGTCGCTGGCGTCGCGGTATTCCGCATGGCGATGAAAGAACCAATCGATATCGAAGACATGCGAAAACGTCACGCGAATTCGATCAGAAACACAGCGACCGGCAGAGCGTTGGCCGCAGCGTTGAACGAACTGGAAGAACTGAAAAACCTAAACGAAGGAAACCAAAATGAAAACCGTACTGATCGCAATTCTGATCCTCTCCCCAGCAGCGACCGCTGATCTGTGTGAAGACGCAACTGCACATCACCAGTCGACTCAAGATCTGGTCGACAAAAACATCTCAACCGTTGAAAAATGCCTGCAGTATCAGCAAGAAATCGAAGATCAATTTACGGACCTTGAACAGCAGTTGAATTTTTGGACGTCGATTCGCGAAACCTATTCTGATTCGGAGGAGTATTTTGCAAAATTCGCGGATCAGATGATTGCGGAAACCACACAGGAATTGATCGAGACAACCGCTCGACTGAAGCGAGCGGCGTGGATGGTCGGCATGGCGCAACAGTTATTGCTTGATGCGGCGAAACAGTGGCTTCGCAGTCAGGCGGCGATGTGGGCCGCGTGTGGATATTGGGATGGTGCTGATCCCGGTTTGCCAGTGCCTGATCCAGAGTTCGAGTGATTCCGCATAGCGTCAGCGTTAACCGGGCCGCCGCTAATGGCCCTCGATTACAGATTCAGCACGAACGGCGGCTCCGCGTTGAACGCATTGTTATCTGCTAGGTGTAGCATGGCTGTGTATGCTATCGTTAATGAGTCACGAACGGACGTGAAGATAGGCAAGTCGGACGCGCCAGAAAAACGGCTGAAGACACTGCAAACGGGCAGGGCAGAGCCGCTGTTTCTGCTTGGCACGATTCCGGGAGGCTACCACGAGGAAAAGTCATTACAGCGACGATTTGCGGAACACCGGTTGCATGGAGAGTGGTTTGATTTTGCGGCAATTGAAACAGATCTTCGTGAGTTGATTAGTGAGGATCGGGAAATACGACGCGACAAAACATACCCAATCTGGGAGTGGTGTTTAGTTACCGGAGAGACAGAAGAATTGTTGTGGCTTGCCCATGCACGGCACGGTGAACTAATTGTGCTAAGTTGGAATGGGAGAGACTACCGCGTGAGCGGACAGGCGTGGGTGGACTTCTGTGAGTGGCGAAAAATGTTCGACAGATAACGGCTGCATTAACCGGGCGGCGGCGGGCGGCTCGGATTTGCAAATTGGACGCTGCCCGCCGCTCCGGTTGAATGCTTTGTTATGTTGCATTCCGAGACTGTCACGAATGATCGATCCTACGCCACATGTGACTTTTGCCATAAGCGATTGGAACGACACAAGCAGTGTCCCGGTTGTGGAAAAGACGTGTGCCCACAGTGCGGACATTGGTGGTTTCAGGACCCGTGGACGCAAGACGACAACGGAGATTACCCGCCGCTGGCGTGTGAGCGATGCAACATGCTGGCACGCCAAATGGCACCAGCGTCCATCGAGATTCAGCAAGAGGCTGACGACAAGATCGACGCGATACAGGCCAAGTGGAAGCGTGAATGTTTGGCAACATAACGACCAGCGGTAAGCCGGTTTTGAAATTCAACGAAAGCAATGGAAATGGACAACGCGAAAGAAACGGACGTTGCACAAAACTCGGCTTCAACGCCTTGTTCTACGGATGGTGATAAGTTGATCGACGTGTGGGAAGTCTGGCCTCATTGGGACACGACGTATGATTATTTCATCTGCAACGATGGGTGTCAGGTTGAAGAAGCTGTGCGGCAAGTCGCTGAGTCGTTTATGGATGCGTGCCCGCCACCAGGTGAGTCGCGAACGATAACGATTAAAGTCAAAGAGATGCCACGGCATGAATATGAAGAATTGACAGCACCGGAACCGTGATTCCGTAGAACGCCCGCAATCACCGGGCACGAAAGGAAAGACTATGAGTTCAGAGGCGACGAAAATGAGTGCTCCGCGTGCATTGCATTGTTATGCGGCAGTTTTGGAGCGAGCAAAACGGACGGTTGAGCAATGGGACAAGCACGACCGGTATCGGGAAACGGAAGCGGATGCGTCGTTGAGCGATCCGCAGATTGGCGAACCGGATGACGTGGCAATTGCCAGATCGTTGCTGAGTGCAGCAGAAGCGGCGACCGATTTGGAACGGGGGTGCAAGTTGTATTGCGGTTGGTACGACACTGGAACGCCGCAAATGGAAGGCGGGTCAATGGCGTATGAGTTGGTGTCATTCATGCGGCAAGCATTGCACAAGATCAAGGGCGGAGAGTCCGCATAACGACAGGCGTAACCGGTGTTGTGACATTCGACCACGCATAGGCAATTTAAGGTAATCGAAAAATGGCAGACGATAACACAACTCCGGTTCACGCAATTGTTGTCCTGCTTGAGAGGTTGGTTGCAGCGGTCGAGCGTCTGACTGATCCACCAGGTAGTTCTCGGCATGAATTGGTTGCGATGATACCGCCGCGATATAGAGGCAGGGCGGATGAAATAATTGAGGTCATCAGGGATAATTGCGGCGATAAATCTACAATGTGCAGTGAATTCCGAAAGCGTGGAATCATTTCAAAAAACACGTCTATCTGTGATGTCAGTTTCCACCAACAGTTAGATCGGCACTTTGCAGGATAACATACATTATACCGACTCATTCCGCATAAGCCGCGAAACGCGATCCGGGTTGACGAAACGGGGCAATTCTGGCAATCTACGCGGCATGAGATGCCTACTCGCCATCCTCCTCCTGACGCCCACTGCCGCCGCAGATATCACCGCGATCTATTTCGGGGCTGATTTCTGCGGACCGTGCCGGTCGCTCAGGCCGTCGCTGTCGATCCTGCAACGCGAATACGCTGTGCAGAAAATTGACACCAGCCGCGACCGAGCGACGACGCGGAAATACGAGATCCGGACGATTCCGCAGATCGTGTTTTTGGACGACGGTATCGAGATCGACCGAATACAGGGAACGTCGCCTGACTGGCTCGCACGCTGCCGGATGCGATTGTCTGGCCGCAATAATTGGCGACCGATCAGAGCCGCTGTCAGAATCCGCACACCGGGCGGCATGGGATCGGGCGTGATCCTGTCCAGCGTACCGGGTCGAACGGTGATTGCGACTGCGGAACACGTCGTCCGAGGATCGCAAAGCGTGACAGTCGATCTGTTCCGCGACTTCGGCGTGAAAACGTATCCAGCGACCACAGCGACGATCAACACTGACCACGATTTAGCGTTGCTGCTGGTCGCTTCCAATACGCTCCCGCTACCTGCTGCACTCGGTGCTGAAAATACGGCTGTCAGTTTGGGCGACACCGTTTTCGGAATCGGGTGCAGCGGTGGTCGGGGCGTATCGACGATGGTCAGTCGCGTTGTATCGGTCGATGGCGGCGACGTGTTCGCCTCGGGCGTTGTCGCACAGGGCCGGAGCGGTGGTGGTCTGTACAATCGCAGATTCGAGTTGATAGGGATCTGTTCGGCAACGAACAGCAGGAGGCAGGATGGATGGTACATCGGAGCGGGGAAACTACAGGCACTTCTCAGCGAGTGGAAGCCGACGCAGTACAGGAGGGCGGGTGGTTTTGGCGTAGGTGTTGGTATCGGTATCGGGATGTCATGCGGACTCAGGCCATGCACGAATCTGAACTGCCCGAGGTGCAGGCCGCGACCAGTCTCAGGGATACCCGGCCCGCGTGGAACAAGAGGCGAACGCGGATCACAGGGACCGCCAGGCGTGTCACCAGATCTGTCGCCACTGATTCGCAGAATTGAAGCACTCGAAAAACAGAAACGCGAAGTTGTCCTGATGGACGGCAAAACGAAAACGGTGATTGACCGTGAATCCTACGCGGCAGACGAACCGATCATTTTGGACGTTCGGCAACTCACAAAATGACTGATGAAAATAATTCCGATCCTGTCATTGGCGACGGGGTCATCACACTACCAGGAGGCGATACGATGGCAACGGACGTACCAGAAAACGTAGCACAACAAATGATGGTTGAAAGCTCAGGAAACATCCAGGCAAGCAACCGAAACTCACGCGGCGTATTCGACGCTGTCATGGGTGCGATTGGTGCGACGGTTCAAACCAATCTGGCCGAGGTCGGCGTACTCGAGGGTCGAGCGGTCAGCGGCGTGAACGCGACGCCGATTGCTGGACCAACTACGCAGGTCGGATCGTAATGGTCGACGCCTGGATGCACTCTATTGCTGCTGCGGTTGCTCGTGGCGACCGTGGCGTTTATCAGGAGGTGATCCGCGATGTCAGATCCAGACTGGACGAGCAGATGGCTTCAGAAACGCAGTTTGCTGGAGCTATGGGCGGGAGTCATCGGCACGAAAGCGGTGGAGCAACAGGCGGAGATGTCGCGACGGAATCAGGAGGCGGAGAACCGAGCGGTGAGGCGGAAGCTCTGGAAAAATGACGGCGGCGACGAGGCTGATGATATGGGCGACACAATATTAGGTGACGTGACCATACAGCAGCCAGTCGCTCCACAATCACGCAGTCTCTCACCGCTACTCGCGGCGGCTCTCGGGATGGCGATTCCGGGCGTAGGTGCGGCGGGATATTTCGCGAACGCAATCCTGAATCAGCCGACAGAGCCAACGCCGATTACGGAAAGCATTGATACGACAATCGAGATCGGACTCGGTAAGGCTGCCGATTTACTGGACCTGCCGGGACCGTGACATCGAGCATTCAGCCGAAATGCAGTCAGGCAACCGCAGACGCTATCGCTGCGTGCGACGATGACGAAATCAGGGACGGTTGCCCGTATCCAGGCGGATCAGGTGCGAAGGTTGAATGGCTTCGGGAGCGGCAGCGGCGGTTCGGCCAGCATCTGGTGCCGAACAAAAAACTTGCGAAACGGCGACGCAAACGCGACAATATCACCGCTGAACAGATGGACGCAATTTTGTGGGGTCAGGGTCGAGATAATCCCGCAGTGATTCCGCGACCGCCGGGAATCAAGGGCGGCGAAAGCGAACGGTTAATCGTCGCGAAACTGCATTTTCGGATTGAGGAATAGAAAAAAATGGCAATCACAACAGTACAGTACAGGGGGTTACCCGCAGCGATGCAGGCCATGACAGACGCTGACCTGTCAGCGGCAGTATCTGTCGTCACGGTGACAGCGATACCCAACGAGACAGCGCGGGCGTGGCTACGGGTCGAGTCTTTATGGTATCGATCCGGTCCGACTGATATGAGCGGGACGTTTCAGGTCGCATTGGACGCGGGCAGTTTGCCGCAGTCGCTGATTGATCTGCTCGGTGAATTCTGGGCGGCGATTTTTGGCGGTGCATCTGAGACACTGTCGACAAACGAAGCCGCAATTGCTCTCCAGTTTTCCGAGGGTATGGCGGGACTGCTGGCGGCGGGATTGCTGACTGCGGAACAGGTTGCAGAATTTCAGTCGTTTGGCGGCGGACTGGCATACGGGCCGACGACCGAGGCAGATATTGTCAGCGTCCGAGAGGATGTCATCACAGAGGACGCAGCACAGGCAGAAACTGACGCGGTGCAGGCTGATGTGGCGACACAACAAAACGAGACGATCAATCCAGCTATCGCGACGAATGACCGGCTAGCGATTGCGTCAGCATGGCGAGCGTCAGCGACTGCGTTGGAGGCTGGCTGATGGCGTTTGTAAATTCATTTTCACCGCGAATGACATCGGCGAACACGCCGTCGCCATTGGTAGTCAGTACGTCCGTGGTGTACCACGCCGGGTGGGAACTGTACTACGCTGGCTGGAAATCGCTGGCGTCGTTTACCCATAATAATTCGACGTGGCTTTGGTTAAATGCCGACTTTCCGGCGTGGGTCAAAATAGACTTCGGGGCGGCGACCAGTATTAGCGGGTACACTATCGCACGAAACGAGTTTCACGCCGACTGTAGCCCTACGGCGTGGACTTTCGACGGCAGCGATGATAACTCAGCGTGGACGGTGATTGATACTCAGTCTTCGATTACGCCGACTGATGAAATCCAAGTTTACCCATTCACCGTCGTGAGCTATAGATATTACAGGCTGTCTGTTACGGCGAACAACGGCCATGCGCTTTATGGTGGCTGCGGTGATATTAGATTCATCGCCCCTGATGGCGGCGGATTATTACGAGTCGGAATGTCAGGAGGAATGAACGGATGAAGCTGAAACTCAAAGAGGGTACAACGTCAAAGCTCGCCCGGGTCTTCGTCCAGGATTCATCGTCCACGACCGGCGCGGGGCTGACCGGACTCGCGTTCAACTCCGCATCATTGACGGCGTACTGGATCGCAGAAGGTGACGCGACTGCAACAGCAATCACGCTGGCGACGATGACCGCTGGGACGTGGGCTAGCGGTGGGTTCGACGAAGTGGACGCAACGAATCTGCCGGGCGTGTACGAGATCGGATTACCGAATGTTTGCGTCGATGCGACAAGTGAGGGCAGCGTGGTGGTGATGCTCAAAGGCGCAACGAACATGGCACCTGTGCTGCTGGAGATTGAGTTGGACGCGATTGATTATCGGGCAGCGATTGATTCACAGGTAATGTCAGCGACGATGTCCAGCTACACAACAGCGGGCAGTCTCGGGTTGTTCTTAAACGATCAATACGATTTGGCAATCACGGGCATCACGACCGGCGTGGAAACGCGGGCAGGAAAACACAGCGTCGCCGGTACGGTGATGATGTCGACAAACGCGGCGTTGAGCGGCGGGACGTTGACGGCTAAGAAACCGAGCGATGATTCGACGTTCAGCACGTATTCCGTGACGACTGAAGCGAGTGCTAAGAACATTACGGGAGTTTCGTGATGTGGGTATGGTATTTTTACTCAGCATTCGGCAGCGCGACGCCCGCTTTAATTCGGCAGCGACTGACCGTGATCGGCACAGGCGTTGAGCGATTGACACTTGAAGGCACTGGCACAGAGCGGTTCACAGTTGAAGGGGTTGGGTGATGGCGACACAAGAGCACAGGCGACGGGTTGGCGATCTTCGCGAAGCAATCGCCGTTTGCATCAAAGCCGATAACGAAGCGGGCAAGCTGACGATTCAGGACCTTGCCGGTTCAACCGTGACTTTCACGATGATCAACATGGCGGACGGCGTGACGAAAGTCAGTGCGGCAAGCGCAACGGTTGATGATGCCACAGCGGGCAAGGCGTCTTATACTTTTGTTTCTGCGGACGTTGACACAGCGGGAAAGTATGCGGCGTCATTCGAAGTGACCACGTCAGGCGCGACAAGTAACTTCCCTGTCGGGCGTCAGGACTTGGTTGTGCTGATCGACAGCGGAACACAAACAGCAGAGGTCGCATACGAAGCGGCCGTTGCAGCACTTTAAGGATTGGTAAAATGGCCGACACAGCATGGACAGCGAATACGATACTCGTGACGGCGGGCACCGTGGCTATAAGAAAAGCTACAGAGACAATCGTTGAGGGTGACTGGGTCTACGAGGTCGCTGCGGGGTCGACTGTTGGCGTTGCAACGAATACAGATGCGACGAAAGATCAAGTCATTGGGCAGGCAATAAGGGGCGGCGTGACGGGCACGCATATCGCTATTGCACTCAACGGCTGCACTTGCACAGCGACAGCGACGCCAGCGGTCGCTGCCGGCGATTGGTTCGTGCTGTCAGTGGGTGGCAATACGAGCGTTGTGGCCGATCAGGCGACGTCTGATTTGGTCACGATGGTGGCACGTGGCACGGCCGCCGGGACATACAAAATCGACATCATAAATACGGCAATTGTGTCGGCGTGATGCCGGGAAAAACATGCATAAACCCAATGTTTTCGAGCGGTTCGGCGGAGATCGGACGCCAAAAACATTGGGCTTAGCGAGATTCTGGCGGCGTTTTGCGACCAAAACAGGCGTGAAACGCTGGGGATAAAGTCAGGAACGCGGCAATCAGACCAAAAAACGTTGGGAAAATCGCGGGTCCTTCCGCCGGGGGCGGGGGC